TAGCCATGGTTGACCGCTGGCCTCAGACCCGCGGAGAACCGTGGATGGCTTCGGTCATTCGAACATTCAACGACATGAGCGGGTACGTCGACGCAGAGATCACCCGCGCGCGGATTCAAGCCTCACCGCCGTGGACGATCGAAACTCAGGAAGACGCAGTTTCGTTCGGCGAACAGAAGCCAGACGGTTCCGTCGAGATGACGGTCGAGGCCGGCGTCGTGAAGCGGCTGAACCCAGGGGAGAAGCTGAATGCGTCTCCTGTGAATTCGCCGAACCCGCAAGTTGAACCATTTATGCGCTACCTGCTGCGGAATCTCGCGGCTGGCATCGGCGTCAGTTACGAGTCTCTTTCGAAGGACTACTCGCAGAGCAACTATTCGAGCTCGCGGCTGGCTCTGCTCGACGACCGGGACCTGTGGCGGGTGTTGCAGTCGTGGTTCATTTCCAGCTTCCGCGAGCCGATACATCGCGAGTGGATGCAGCAGGCGGTGACGGCTCAGGCATTCAAGACGTTTTCAGTCGATGAGTGGGCATACAACCGCGAGAAGTTCGAGGCGGTTCGGTTCCGTCCGCGCGGCTGGGGCTGGGTCGATCCGACGAAGGAAGTGGAAGCCTTCAAGGAAGCCGTCCGCTCCGGCTTCATGACCATGCAGGACGTGGTCGCCACCAGTGGCGCAGACATCGAGGAACTGTTCGACCAGCGCAAGAAGGAAACGGATCTGGCAAACGAAGCTGGCCTCGTGTTCGACACCGATCCGGCGCAGGACAAGGCGAAAGAGCTAGAGCCTGATCCGGTAGAGCCAGAACCGGAAGAGCCGGAAGAAACCGAACCCGAAGAACCCGCTGAACGGCGGGTTTTTTCTTTCCAGAGGTAGGCAATCCATGACTCAAATCTCAACCCAGGCGATGCCTGGAGGCGGGACCGTGGGCGCTTTTCCAGAGAGGCTCGCGCCGCTCACCCGCGAGATCGACACGCTGTCAATTCAGGTTCGTGACGAGGATGGCGCGCCGACCAAGTTGACCTTCGCGGCCTCGAGCGAGGCTCCGGTCAAGCGATGGGACGGAGACGAAGTCCTTTCGCATGCCAACGGCGCGGTGCGCATGGATCGCGTGAAGCGTGGAGCCGTTCCGCTTCTCTTCAACCACAACAGGGACGACCCGGTCGGGATGGTCGATGCGGCGCGCCTCGAGGAGAAGCGCCTCGTCGTCGACGCACATCTGTTCGACACGCCGCGAGCGAGAGAAATCCGCTCGATGGTCAACGGCGGCCTCAAGAACGTGTCGCTGATGTACCGCATTCACGTCATCGAGCACGACAAGGACGAAGAGACATACACGGCGCGGGACTGGGAGCCATTCGAGGTTTCCATCGTGACCATCCCGGCAGATCCGACCGTCGGCATCGGCCGATCACTCGGAGAGGAACTCGAGGTGCGGATGTTCCGCGCCTCAACCCCTGTTCATCAACCGGCGCAAAGCGCCAATAGGAGCGTAACCATGTCCGACAAGGACGCCGCCGCGGCGGGCGCAAGCGCCGAAGTCAATCAGGAAGTTCGAGCCGAGGGCGGCAATCAGCGCGCCGAGGCCGATCCGGTGAAGTTCGAAGCCGAGCGGGTCGAGTTCATTCGCGACTACGTCAAGCAGAACAACTTCGACGAGCGCTATGCGCGCCACTGGATCGAGAGCGGCAAGTCCGCGCTGCAGATCGGCAAGGAGGGCATGGCCATCTTGGAGAAGCGCAGCCAGGACGCGAGCAACAGCATCGGCTACATCGACCTCTCGAAGAAGGAGGTTCGGCGCTACTCGCTGATGCGCGCCCTGCGTGCCGCCATCAACAACGACTGGAAGGATGCGGGCCTCGAGCTCGACGCCAACCGGGAGTTGGTGCGGAAGCTCGACAAGGAGCCGCGTTCGGCGAAGAGCTTTTTCGTTCCTCTCGACATCATGATGCGCGACCTGCCTTCGGCGCAGCCGAACATGCAGAAGCGCGACATGACCGTCGCGGGCGTGTCGGGATCGAACTACCTGGTCTCGACCGACAACATGCCGGGCAACTTCATCGAGCTGCTGCGGAACACCTCTGTCGGCCTGCGCATGGGCGTTCAGCGCCTGGCCGGCCTCAAGGGCAACGTCACCATCCCGAAGATGACGGCAGGCAACACCGCCTACTGGCTGTCGGATGAGACGACGCAGATCACGGAAAGCCAGCCGACGATCGGCCAGCTCTCCCTGGCGCCGAAGAATGTAGCCGCGCTGACGGAACTCTCGCATCAACTGCTCACGCAGTCGACGCCGGATGCCGAGGCCCTGGTGCTGCAGTCGATCGCTCGCGACATCGGTCTTGCGGTCGACGTCGGCATCCTGCGAGGTTCCGGCTCGGCCGGTCAGCCGACGGGCATCGTGACCACGCCGAGCATCGGCAGCGTCTCGGGCACGTCGCTGGCCGCAGGTGGAGCTCTGGAGTTCCAGAGCGACGTCGCTGGTGCGAATGCCTTGAATCCGGGATGCGGCTATGTCACCACGCCGGCTGTCGCGGCGCTGCTGATGGCGCGTCCGGAGCTCCCGAGCACCGGCACCACGCGGCTCTGGAAGGGCAACATGCTTACGGGGTCGATCTTCGACTTCCCGGCCATGTCGTCCGCCCAGATGTCCACGGCGACGATGCTCTTCGGCTGGTGGCCGTCGGTCATCCTCGCCGAGTGGGGCGTGCTCGAGCTCATGGTCAACCCGTTCAGCGACTTCACTCGCGGGCTCACGGCCGTTCGCGGCTGGTACACCTGCGACGTGGGTGTCCGCTACGCGGGCGCCTGGTCATACGCCTCGAGCATCACCTGATGAAGGTGCGGGTCGTGCGCCCGCTGTGCGTTGGAGGAATCCGCAGGGAGGTCGGCGCCATCGTCGACCTCCCCAACGCGCAGGAGGCGATTTCATCAGGACGGGCCGAGCGGATCGTGGAGGCAGCGCCTCCCGTCGGCCCGATGACCACCGAGACCGTGCCAGAAATTGTGGCCGGTAAGAAGCGCAAAGTCGCGCAAAAGGAACAGGACCATGTCGCTAGCTAGCCAAGGCTCTGCACAGACAGCAACGCTCTTGCTCAAGAGTCAGTCGGCCGCCAACACATCGGCGGCCACGTCCGCGTGGGTTGCCGTTCCGGCATCCTCCGAAGGCTCCGTGCTGGTGATCATCAATGTCGGGACCATCACCGGCACGATCGATTTCACTTTCAACACAGCATCGGATGGTTCCGGTACGGGCAGCGCTGCCCTCACGAACCTCGCGACCGCGATCCCGCAGATCACGACATCGAACGACGATGCCGTGTATGTCGCGCGGTTCCCGGCGAGCGTCATGAAGGGATACATCAACGTCGTGGGCACGATCGTCACTGGCCCCGCGTTGCTCAGCTACACCATGCTGACACGCACCAAGACGGTCTGATGTTCGAATCCGAAGCCGACCGCCTGGCTATGGTCCAGGCGGTCGGCGGCGAGGAATTCGACACCGGCAGGCCGACGAGTCTCCTGGGCGTTTTCGATCGCGAGGCGGAGCAGAATTTCGTCGGCGATCACGTCGTTGAGACTCGCGTGCCGACGCTGACCTGCCGCTCGTCCGACGTCGCTGCGCATGACCTCAAGAAGGGCAGCGCGATCACGCGCGTCTCCGACGGTTCCGCCTTTCGGGTGCAGCGCCTCGAGGACGACGGATCCGGCATGACCACGATTCGGCTCACCAAATGACACACCGCGCGAACCAGATCGTCGATGCGATGGTGTCGATCATCGACACCGCCGCCAGTCCGCTCGGGATCCACGTCTATCCGCATCGGCGCTTTTCGCTGGCCGGCGACCAGGACGAGCTCCCGGCGATCTCCGTCGACTTCGGCGAAGACAGCCCGCAGCACGAGCTCACCGGCGGCTACTTCGACAGCCTGCTCACCTGCATGGTCACGGCCGTCGCCGAGGCACCGGAGGAGCAGGACCTCAAGCTCGAGCTGCTCGATCTCCGACGCAAGGCGCACGTCGCGCTGATGGCCGATCGGAAACTCGGGCTCGAGTTCGTAGTGAACACGCTTTACGCCGGCGCCGAGGCGCCGCAAATCGAGG